TAACATTAATATTCGTAAATCTAAAAGCCATTGTTTTTCCCTCCTTATCCGATATAGTAACTTATCCCAGAAATTGAACAGTACGTTTGACCTGTAGTTTCAGGATTATAAAAGAAATTGCCCGCCCCAGATATTGCTAAGCGACCTCCCGCATTTTGATTTGATGCGCCATAACCAAACTCTGTTTTGTCTGGTCTAATTGCAACCGGAATTCCTCCAGCTCCAAAAGGTTGCTGATTACCTGATGGAATCGTTCCACTGGTTGGAGCGAATTGTCCTCTAAACCTTATTAAATATGAGCCATCTAGTTGAGGAAACATTCGATACTGACACGGATTATTTTCCGCTGTTGTCCATCCAGAGGCATAAGGCAGGTTTACCCAACTTGTTGAATTCAATGCAGAAGCCGGAAGATAGCCCCCTACTCCACTCTCGACCATATATAGCTTTCCTTGCCCTAATCGTGTAGTTCTTGCAGGAGCAGTCGATCCCGCTTTATAACTATCTTCAAAACCGAGCTGGCGATCAACCTTAGTGGTCCATGACGATCCGTCGCTTCCCGTTCTTGAGATAACGACATTTCCATCTTTCATCGTCGTAGTGCCTGTGTAAGTTACTCCTGATTCCGTATAAGTAAATGCATTAATAAACTCGGACCCATTAATGACGACACCCGTAATAGTTCCTGCGTCTACCTCTCCTAATTTTGATGTGAGAGCTGAAAGCTTTTCTACATTTAATTTATCCGTGGTAATACTGGATGCTGCAATTCTCGCTGCAGCAAGATAACCTGTGTTGATTTTTGCTGCATCTAGACTGGCTATCTTGGCATTATTGACGGCCAAGTCAGCAATTTTTGCTGTAGTAACTGCTAGATTTCCAATTTTCCCTTCAGTCACAGCGAGGTTCGCTATTTTACCGTTAGAAACTGCTAGGTCAGCTATGTGAGCTGTTTTTATGATGGCATCTGAAATATTCGATTTTCCTGTCAGATAAATATTCTCAGAAGAAATAGTAACTATCTGGTTTTGCATATCAATCTGAGTTACGCCGCCATCAGTTGAAGTTAGCTTGAAATTCATCTGGTCTGACAGCTGGGTAATTTGAGATATGGTCGCCATATCTTCAGGAGCAGGCGCCCAGTCAGTTGGCATTGTCCCTTCAATAAGCATAGGTGAATTTATCCAAAGGCTACCAGCACTAAATATCCTTCCTAAAAGAATCTCTTTACTTGCACTCGCACCTTGTTGAGTCCATGTTATCCAATATCTCTTCCATGAAGTCGTGGCAGCTAAAACATTATTGCCATCCGATCCAGTGCCGTTTTTACCATCACTATTCACGACACTTGTAGTTGTACCAGTTCCGTAAAAGTAATTGTTGAAATTAATGTTGCGATCTGCTTTAGCCCAGAAAGTAACAGTGAACTTTCCATCTCTTGGTATAGATGCTGTTTTTTGACGAAAAGTATCTACATAATTACTAGAAAAGGTACCTTTCAAAGTAGCATTTCCATTATAGGAATTATTAGCGTCAAGGCTTCCAGATAATCTATCTGCTAAAGTAGCAGTTTTAGTAAGCAAATTTCTGGTAGCAGTGCTTAGGTTGTTGATATCAGATTGGATATTAGTAACTGTTGTGGTTAGCCCATTTGCCGTTGCTTCAACTTGTGTAGCTTTAGTTAAAGCAGTATTTGCAGTTGTCTCAATGCTTGAAATAGTTGTTTTCAAACCATTCGCTGTTGTCTCAACTTGAGTTGCTTTAGTAAGTGCTGAATCAGCTGTTGTTTTTGTTGTTGCAATTAATTGGGTGTGACCATCTACAGTGCTTGAAACAGTATTGACTTTGCTTAACGCACTATTTGCAGTAGTTTCTACGCTAGTTAGAGTCTGTGTAACTCCGTCAACAGTAGTCTCCAATACATTTGCTTTATTCAATGCACTGTCCGCAGTGGTTGTCACTGTTGCTAAAGTTTGCTTTTGGCCATCAACTGTGACGACTAATTCATTCAGTTTTTTAGTGGTACTTGTTGATGTCGTCTCAATATCTGTCATACGCCCAGTTAGACCAGTAACTGAGGTTTCTAGCGTTGCTGTTCTTCCTTCCACAGCGGCTGCTTTCTCATAAGCTTCGTTAGCCTTACTACTGATAGCTGTAACTGTTCCATTGATAGTAGCTACATCAGAAACAAGCCCATTTACATCAATCTGGATCGCATCTGCTTTTGCTTTAGCTGTTTGAGCATCTAAACTAGCTTGCGTAGCTAAGTTTGCAGCATTTTCTCCTGCTAGCTTCGCCTCACTTGCTGCCGATTGAGCTGCTTCACCTGCAGCTTGTGCATCTTTCCCAGCCTTTTCAGCTGCCTCTGCTTTTTCGATAGCAGCTGCTACCTCTGTTTTTGTATCTTCCAAATCTTGATAAAAGTCCGGATCTAAGACTTCAACAGATAACCGTTCTGGTTTCCACTCGCCATCTTTGTATATCATGGCTACTGGTGGACTTTTAGACGTATCTGTCCATCGTTGACCCTCGACAGGATTAGCAGGTGCAGTTACCATTTCTTCGCTATCTAGGTAGTTGGTAATCTGCTTGCTAACCTCAATAATTGCCATAAAGATTCCCCCTTTCTAGTAGTCAAAGCTGCGGTCGCTACCTGCTCCGTACCGCACGATATCTACATGCTTTTTCTTTGTGTCCAAAACAAAAACGTCCCACAAGTCTTCTTCTAGTTCTCCTAAAGGCCGATCTCTTTGATCTTTCTTTGGGCGACTGACAGAACAACTTGTTGAAACGTTTGTAATCCCATATTTAGTTGTGATTCGATCTGTGTGATGATGTCCATGAGCAAGAAAAGCAATGTTTTTTGGCGTGTCGAATGTAATTGAAATATCACTAGCGAAATCAGCGTTCCCTGTGTATTTGCGTGTAAAACTTGATCCTTCTTTTGCCGCCTTTAAAATACCTTCTACAGATTCCCAGTTATAAGGATAATAGGCACTATTCGTTGCGTACCATTGCCCCCATTGATGATGCTGAAAACAGACTGCAGTGTAATCATCAGGCATACTTTTAAGATTTTCCGCAAACCATTTCAGTTGTGCTTGTCGATAACCAGCAACATTAATCGTCAAGTATTTCACTAACCCATCCGTGTCAAAAACATATGGAATATCATTTGTGTTTAGTAAAAACACACGCACTTTTTTATCCGGAATGTCATAATAAAAATACATATTTTTATCATTAGGATTTTCATTGATTGCCCATATAGTTGAAGGTCGTGTGATGATTTCATACATTTCACTTGGCTTAATTGTGTAGCTCATGTTTCCGTGCCATGACTTACTAGTAGGATCGCTGGCCATATAGTTTTGATTGACTTTATTTCTAGCAGTAGTTCCTCGACCTTGCCGACCATCTCCCCACGAGTTATCATCATGATTCCCTTTCGCTAAGAAAAATGGGCAGCTTGCCAATCCAAACAGACTAACAACCTTCTTCATATTTGAGACGTTTGTGTCTTTAGTAGTACCACCATCAACAAAGTCGCCGCCTCCGACAATACAGTCTAAAGGAATCATATGAGACAATTCTGCAACATTTTTGATATGATTTTCCGTACGTCCATAATTCTCAAGATCCTCTTGAATGAAGGTATCTGTAGCATAATGGGTATCTGTGATAAAAGGAATCGTGACAGTATTTTCATTTTGTAGTCGCATGATCTTGCTCGCTGTTTTCTTCAGTCCGTTCCAGAAATATATGGCTTGGACAAATTTATTTTCCGCATACATGACCTGGCATGAGATTTGGTTATCACGCCTTACATCATCTAAGTGAACAGATACTTTGTTACCAGCATCCTTATTGGCTTCTATCCACTCTGTTTTCAGGTTCCCGTCTTTGTCGGTCAGCTTCCAATAAAACTGGTAGTTTTCCAGATTGGCGGTAATGTCGGCATTGCCTTTATAGACCTTTACCTCGAAGTTTCTCAAGTTACCATCTTCTGTTGCAATCATTTCGGTTGTGATCGTGTCATCGGCTTTTTGGTTGATTTGGTTCTGCAGCTGCCGCAACTTAGCGCTGATTGCACTTTGTAATTCGATCACATTCCCTATGACAAGCCCATTATTCGATGGATTTGTCCGACTGATGTCTTTCTGGAGGATCCTAGCGCTAATTCTCAGTGCTGGGTTGTACTCTTCATCGATAATCGTCACACGATCGCCCACCATGAAGTCCGTATTGCTAAAAATGGCTTCAACAGTATACGTAGCCTCTGGCTGATTAACTTTCTTTAATTCAGCTAAACCTTCTGCAAACATTTGAGACGGATCGTCTGATTGCGATTGGTAGTTGCCATATACCCAACCAGAATCGCGAGTATCAGTCGTATGGCCTCTACCCCATAAGGCATTGGCTTCACGGTCGTAGATAATTGATTCGCCTATACGGGTGAAGTAGTTTCCGTCGTTGTAGACCAAATTGTTAAAATTGCTTCCACCTGTTACGATCAAAGCAGTTTTCAGATTGTTGGTATTCACATGCTTCGTAGCCACCATTAAATCGGTACCTGCACGCAGAACAACTTCTGTATCCACGCCGATCCTGTAAACAATGTTAATGAGTTTAGAAATCACAGCGAGATTTTGAAATTTGACTGTAAAGTACATCTCACAACCATACTCGCTACAAATTTTTTGTAATCTAGCAAGTGTTGTTTCATTATTTGAAAAGTCTATTTTCCGTTTTAACCCTTGAACTTCATTTAAACCAATCTCCCAACCACTATCGTATATTTCTCGGTTCACGTAGTATTCAATTGGTTGAGAGAATGAGGATGCAAAAGTATTAGGAGATTCATTGATTAACTGCATTCCTAAATCCTCATAATGACAAACTCGTTCGTATCTATTTGAGTCTTTGACATCGGTTAATTCAAGGCAGATGTTATTCCCATTTTCATCCTGAAAAGCGATATAAGTACCCGCTTGAATATAAGCAGCGTCTGGATGAACTTTGCTGATCGTAACATCCAATATATTTAGTAGTGTTGAATTTGAAATCCCAAAAGAATGTTTGTCCTCATTCATGATCACAGATTCTTTCGATTCGCTATTTATAACACAAATTGATTCATACTGACGGTTTAAAATATGGTAGATCATAGATACAACTCCTCAATAGTAGCGGTGACGACTGGTGATTGATCCCCCTCATAAGAAAAAAAGATCTCGTTATATCCAACCTCTGCTTGTATATAGTCGGTACCTATCACCGAGAAGCCGTTTGCAACTATGCCATTCAATAGTAGTCTTCCCGACTCTTCTATAATAAGTTGATCACCTGCATTAAAAGTTTTGGGTATTAAGCTATTGTTGCGTGTTGCATATCGTGTAACCCTTAAATGAGTAATTGACTGATACATAGGTTGTTTGTCTCGCCAATTCAGCATTGCCATATCGATTCTTGCAGGCATTAACATTGCAACTTCTTCATTGGTCCAATTATGAGTAGCTTTCCACGATTCTGTAAAACCACCTTTTGGATTACTGACTAATCTTGCTAAGTAAAAATCGAAGTTGTTACCAACTTTTTTTATTCGAATCATTCCGAAAAAGCCCCCTCCATTATTCAATACGGATGAGGGTAACGTACCTGTTTTTATTTCAGCTTCCCCAGCATAAAATTTGTATTCAACCCTGTATTTGGAATCAGTGTTATCTTTCATTTCGAATCCACAAACAAAATTATTATCTTCATCAACAAAATTTATCTCGATAATACCTTGTTTCTTGGCCTTGTCTTTCGTGGCACCGTTCGGCTTGAAATTGAAGCGTACATACACCTCGCCATCTGAAAAAGGATCAAAAAACCTAGTTAATGTCGGACCATGCCAGAAAGCATCATCTTTTCCAGATGGTCCATAAGAATCAACAGTAATAGCATCGGTTTCATATTTCAACGATCCTTGAATTTTTGAAGAGTTTTCTCCAGAATCATTACGCCAGCGAATTTTACCAACGTTCCTTGAATACTGTCCGCTAGTGGATGATTTCATTGGATCATCGAACAAAACTGTGTTTGATAAGTCTTCATCAATGTCTTCAGTACCTGAGTGGCCAAATTCCATGATCTTGTCTTCTGTAACCAGACCGAATGACTCGCAGTCACTAGGAAAATCAACAACCCACCTAATCGGTGTCTTATATGACCCTTGATTATTAATAGTCACTAACCCATCTGACATAGTATAAATCTTTGGATTAATAGCATGGGCCACACCGTCAGGAATTAACCATTCAATAGTACCCTTACCCAAAAAATTAATTTCATCTAGGTTTACGTAATTGTTTGGAATGGCCAAGTAATACTTGTCAGGTTCATCACTAAAGATTAATTTTTGCGGTGTTAAACTGCTTAGAGCAGCCGCAAGTTCTCGGCGCTTTTTGTTTAAATCGTACCTAAGTATGAATGGCATTGAAATTACCTTTTCATCAAACTTAGAACGGACGAACATCTTGCCCAATCCGTTCACATCTTCTAGATAATTAGAACGAGGTAACCCAATGCCACGATCGAATTTTGATGTAACACCCAAAATATCCGAAAGTTTAAAATCACCATATGTCACTTCTAGCACTGTTTGTCCCTCCTCTTAATCGATCTTCGAATTGCTGCATTTGTTTAATCTCTTCATAAGTCATTCTGGCTGTTTTCTTCACAATGGTCTCGCCGTCAATTTGAACATACATCGGAATTTGGAACACTGTGCCATCCGAAATACTTGATCCTGATACAAGTCCTTTGCCTTTGTATAACTCGGCAGCTCTATTGGATGCATCGGAATATTTGCCGACTCCAGACACTGATTCTGGCGAAAGTACTCCATTCATCAAAGCGTTCATCGCTGGTATTTCAGTTGGAATTGATTTGATTAAATCGTTAAAATAGTTTGAATCAAATTCAGATTCGATTCCTTCTTGCAATTCGTTTGCCCATGTTGCGACATTCGATTTTACTTCTGAGAATCCATTCAACAATCCTTCTCTAAGCCCTGATACCAAAGCCAGCCCATTTTCTATTAATACTTTTTTATCGTATGGAATCGGTCCTTTTAAACTTGCGATTGTATCTGCCCAACCCGAAACCGTCCTTTTAACATTTTCAAAGCCTGACATAAGCCCACTTAACAAACCGTCAACTAGCGCAATACCATTATTGATAAGTGCTCCACCAGGCAAGGCTCCTATCAATGCATTAAGTAGATTTGCCCCTGCATCGCTCATGGCTCCTTGATTTCCTCGTATATTATCAGCTAGACCATTAACTAAAGTTATTCCCGCTTGAAACAATCTATCTTGTGCCCTAAGAATTCCAGCAACAGTTTGATCTACGAGATTCATACCTGCTTCAATAATACGTCCGATATTATTTGCAATCCCGTTGATAACCGCAACGACTATACTGACACCGGCGGTTATTACCCTTCCTAAGTTAGCTGAGATTCCGCCAAGGAACTGAACAACTAAATTTATTGCTGCAGCTACAATACTTGGCATCATAGTAGCTAACCCATTAATGAAATTAACTATTAAGGTGGCACCAGCAATGACTATTTGCGGTAGTTGAGACGAGAGTGCGGTTAAAAAGGCTACTATCATTTGCCCAACAGCAATTATCAGATCGGGTAATTTTTGGGTTATCCCTTGTATCACTGCGACCAATAAAGACATACCCGCAGTTATAATTTCTGGTAAGTGCGATGTAAGAGAAGTCAGCCAAGTAACGATTAAAGTTGCTGCAGACTCGATCAACGCTGGCAGTTGCTGTGTAATTCCTTCTAACAGCGCTAATATCAGCGATCCGCCGGCAACAATAATTTGAGGCAGTCCTGCTGTTAAAGCTGCTAATAAAGCCACAATGATTGCTGTTGCTGATAAAGCAATTTGCGGTACTAGAATAAGCATAGCTGCTGTGAAAGCTATAATTAGTTGACTGGCAGACATTGCTAATGAAGGTAAGCCTTGTGCGATTCCAGATACAATAGCAGCTACTATTTGCAATCCTCCTGAGATAATACCAGGTAATGCACTTGCAATAGCCGTGAGAATGCCCTCAATTGCCTTTCCAGCAGAACTTCCTACTTTCGGTCCGTTGCTTTGTAACCCAGATGCAAGCGAATCAAAGGCATCGATAATTTTATCTATCCCTTTTGATACGTCCCCGCCTCCTAGAGCCTTTGCAATCAATTCAAACGCTTTGATGAACAATCCTATAGGTCCAAGTAATCCAAGAAAAACTGACTGCAATATTTTTAGAGCAATTCCAAATGGATCTATTGATTTTTCACCGCTTTTGAATCCGTTAATCAATGAGCGAATTCCTAAAGCGATTTTGGTCATTCCGTTCCATAAGCTTTCAGGAAACACCTCTAAAAAATCTGCTTTTAAATTGGTTACACTTACCGAGAAATCATCAAGCGCTATTGCTTTAAAAGCTTTCGCCAGAGTTGAAATCCCTTGTACTATTCCTTTAGTACTTTGTGCGAACTGTGTCATACCGTTCCACAGAGATTCAGGGAATAGTTTGACGAACTGATCATGTAAATCAGAAAGACTTACACTGAAGTCGTTGAAAACAATGGCTTTAAAAGCTTGTGCCAGCAACTTAATGCCTTCAATAACATCTCCAACAGGAGCCATAAAAGATTGTAAGGTCTTAACCGCCCCATTAACCTTTTCTCTAAAGGTATCACTTGTGTTGTAAAAATAGATAAATGCAGTTACCAATGCACCTATAGCTAGAACAACTAGTGAAACTGGACTTGTTAGAGCCATAAAGCCGGCTTTGACCCCTGACATGATTGCTTTCAATTTCGCAAAATTGTTTGCTGCGAGATATGCTGCTCCTAATGCTGCAGCTAAAGTAGTTACTGCACCTACAACAACATATACAAGCGCAGGATTTTCTCTAAACACTTCTGCTAGCTTTGCCATTGCTCCACTAATTTTTTGAACAATTGCAAGAAATGGATCAAGCAACGGGGCACCAAAAGCTGCCCCTAAATCCGTGATGGCTTGTTTCATGTTTCCGATAACGTTCTCAAGACCACCGCCTTCACGTGCAGCTTGTCCTAATGCACCTGATAACTTGTTACCATCCTCAACCATTTGTAAAAGTGTCAACTGCTTCTGGGCTTCGGATAAGTCGTTAAAAGATTTGCCGTAAAGCTTATTTGCAGCTGCATTTCGAGTGGTTTCAGTGGATGAAATCCCAAGTGCTGCATCGTTTTCGTAGTTTCCTTTTAAATACGACTGTAAGCTCTCGGAGACTTCGCCAATTGATTTATCGTAAAAAGCAGCGCTGTCGGCAGCCGCTTTAGTTGCTCGACTAGTTAAGTCTAATGCGTCAGCTGTATCCATACCGGTCGTTTTTGCAAATGCAGCCATAGAAGTGAAGGCTGGTTTCAAGCGATTAGGCAGGATATTGGTTTCTTTCGAGATTGAATCAATGCTACTTTGAGCGTTCTTCTCTAAATTGCCGAACACTTGAGAAAATTGAGCATCCATTGCTTGCATGTCGGCTGCAGCTTTTATTGAAAAACCAGCAACTGCAGTTCCTACTGCCAAAATACTCAAACTAGCTTTTTTTGCAAACTCTGTGGACTGTTCAGACAGTGAGTTGAAGGCTTTAGATTTGCCGATTTTATTATCCAATTGTTGTGCAGCTTCATTACCAAAAGCCTGGTACTGTTTCCTTGCATTATCGGTATTAAATTCGACTTCAATAATTACGGAACCATCATTCATCCTTCACCTCACCTCTTTCTTCTTGTTTTTTCAACATGTATTCACGTTTTTGCTTAAGGTCCATCATTTCAAATTCCAAGTTTGCTCGATCTTCTTTCAAAGCCACCGCTAATTTTGCTTTTCTTATTTCTTCAATTTCATCTGGTGTGGCTTTTTCTGGGTATTCCATCATGCGAATCTTGATGACATTTTTGAACTTGGTATTCTCAGACAAACCAGCCAATAAATGGTTGAACTTATCCCAATGCAGTGTTCCCTTGCTTCTTTCCACCATCAAATCCATGCCATAATCCATCAAAAAAGAGGAATAGATGTAGCCAGAATCCTGTTCGAATTCATACCACTTCTTTTCCTCGTCTTCTAAGATATTTCCTTTTAAGTCACGTTTGACTGTTGTGCTTTCGAATTGATCCCCAGCAATCCTTTTGATGATAGCGTTTGATAATGGAATTAAATCATCCTGTGGAATAATGTCTGCTAGTTCTTCGATCGTTTCTGGAAGTGCTTCCGCCCAATCATGGGATAAAATTAGGATAATGGAATATAGTACTTTTCCTTCTTTAGATAATTCGGGATCTTTCCACATTTCGTACCATCGGAGAACACGAGAAAATTCTAGATTTAATTCATAAGTGTTTTCATTGATTACGATCGAATCATCAATACCCCAAGCAAGAGATAATGCCATAAAGCATCACCTCTATTTCTTTTTACCGTCGATATAGGATTGTGCTTTTTGTTTTGTTTGAAGCTTTTTATACTGGTCAGCAACTTCAAGGAATGCTCCGACAACCAAATCAATTTCATCATCTGCAGCATCCATCAGTTTATCGAACGATCCTTCACCCAGCACTAAATCAATAACGTCTTTGACAACAGACTCAACTTTATCATTAGCTTCAACGACTGCTCCGTAATCACCTGATTCAGAAGCGGTTTTGATAACCTTTTCTTGCTTTTGAATAAATTCAAGCATTTTGGGTAATTCTGACAAATACTGATCACGATATTTCTTACCTGTTTTGATTCCGAAATCTAAACCCGCAATTCTTACTGGTTGAACCTGCTTTTTAAAACCTACTTCGATTAAATTATTTTTTGACATTTATAATTCCTCCTAATTTTTATGTAAAAGAAAAAGGCTAGTACAATGACTAGCCTTCTGGGGTTGTATCTGGTTTGGTATCTTCTGGAACACCATTGAAAGATACTTGCATTTCAAAGTTACCACGGTTGTTAGGTCCCCCGCCGGTATGAACAATACCTGACAGAGTTGCATTACCTTGAATTACCCGACCGTCTGGCTCAGTATGACGGAAGAATACAATTCGATCTTGACCAGCTTTATTTAAGCGATCGCGTACAAATTCTTGCGCTGGATCAGTGGCATATTTTCGATGACCTGTAAAAGCATAAACACCAGTAACACGTGTGATATCGGTGTTTGATCCACCCTTATCACCGTAATATTCATATGTTTCAGATGATTCATCTTGGGAAGGTGTTGCTTCCTGAATACCATCTGCTAGCTCGTGAACGGTCGTAGGTGGCACAAGTTTTCCATTTTCACCAACCGTTGCAGCTACACCGATTTCATATTTGTTCATCCAGTTAGGTGAATAGCCTTCACCAGCTGCAAAATACTGTAAATTCATTTTCATGAAATTTCCTCCTATTTACTTATATTTAATCGAACAGTTAGTACATAAAGATATGCATCATGTTCTTGAATTCCTAAATTTCTAGGTTGCGTGTAAATTTCGCTCGAATCAAACAAAAATGAGCCATCACTCGAGCGAAGTGTGACCCATTCGCCATTTTCTTTTCTTGGCAATTTATCAAAGCTATCTGCAATCTTCCAAGCATCGTTAAAAGCTTGTGATTGGTTTGTGTTTTTGATAATGATTTGAACCATGAACGGAATTTGCCTGTTTCTAGCCAAGTCCTGCTGTCCTTGTCCGGATGCAATCCCTTGTATAGATAAATCTCGTTCATTGTCCTGAGGAGGTTTGTCTTCTTGAATGACTTGCTTCCCAGTACTTGTTACTCTTGGTGTTTCAAGTCCTAATAAGCGTAAGTGATCAGCAACTCGTGCAAATAAATCCATCACAGAGCCTCCTTAATCGCTTTTTCTGCCACATCCAGTACTTCATCCATATCTTGAGCTTTCGCAACCTCAGCCCACCGTATAGATGCTTGAGGATTGTGGTTTTTAGATGGAGTTCCCCTATAATATGCGTACCCAGCATACTCTGTACCCCATACCAGCTTTCCTTTTGGGAAATCACTATCAACCCAAACACTAGCTTCGGTTGCCCCAGTGTCTTTCTTAACATACTGATTAGCCGCTTTAGCAAATGCGATTGATGTCGGATTCAGAGCGGATTCGATAGCTCTCTCAATACGATCGAAATTACCTTCAAATCTCCCGCTCATTGCAACATCACCTCAATATGATGTGGATTTAACTGGTCAGTGAACACCTCATAGCATTCAACGATTTTTAGTTTGCGGTTTTGAAATGTAATTGTTCCGTCCTCGCTAGGATTTACAAAAGGTTTTGAATTAACAGCATCGACGTACAAAATGCCGTTAGTCAAAACCTCTGTATTATCCGTTTTTATAATTCTTTTTCGCTTAGGAGTAAACCTTACATGTTCAATCTTCTGTGGGTTAGGTAGTTCACCACTTCCCATTGAGCCATCATCATCAGGCTTTGGGGCCTGATAGATAACCTCATGGATTAACAGGTGTTTAGGTATTGGTTTAAATGACACCGATCCTCACACTCCTTTTTCTCAAAAGACCGGTTCCTTCTAAATATGAAAGACAACTCGGAGCGACCCGATTGGCTTGCTTGCTAGTTGACGTTGTTGCGCCAGAATAGCTAAACCCACCAATAGAAGCGCTTTGACCGCTCGAAGTATTACCTGTAACATCAAGATCTATACCTTCGACTTGATAGTATTCTATTTGAGCACAACATGCTTTTTTAATCAGTAGCTGTACATGTTCAGAAAACTTATCCAAACCAATTTTAGGTACATGATAATCTGTCAAAGAGTCAATAATGTCCGAAGCCCTTTTGGATAGACGAGAAAAGTCCTTATCATCAACAGGAGTTCCCTCGTAATCATTCTTGTAAAAGGCTTCATCAACATAAGGTTCAGACATGATCTTCACCTACTTTTCTTTTTTGTCTTCCTTCTGATCGTCTTTGCCGGCTTTCTTGTCATCTTTCTTTTCTTCAACACGTTCTAAGAAAGAATCATCTAGATTTACAGCAACTTCTTCAGCACGTTTAACGGTCATATCAATGACCGTCCCTGCTTCATAAACTTCTTTAGTTTCTTTATCACGGAATTTTTTTAAAACGTTGTATTTTGCCATGTTTTTCACCGTTCCCTTTCTTATCCTTCTGGAGTAGCATCAATACCGAAGTAAGCTAGTGCTTTAGGTTCACGAATGATGAAGTCAATATCATCAAGCATGAAATGATATGTTGCCTGTTTGGCAACGGCACGGCTGTCTTGAGCAGCAGTTGTCAATGTAACAGTCAAACCAGAAACAACAGCGAGGTTTTCATAAGGAGTGAACAGAATTACATTGTTTTCCATAGACTCAACAACTTCGACGCCGAATCCACCGATATTGCGCAGGGCACCGTCCACTAATACTGCATCTCCCAAAGCAGTATTTCGATTTTGTAATTCAACAACATAGTTTGTTGCTGTGGCTTGAGACATAAAGAACTTAAATGTTCCTTGACGCAAATATTTCGGTTCAATTCTAGCAGTTGCAGCAGTTAGTTCTTGAATAGTCGGCAATTTTGCACCTACTACTTTTACTTCAGCAGATGCTTTAGCCATTTTGATGTAACCATCATTTAACTTCACGAATGCATCAGATGAAGATTCATCCCCATTAAATGCTAGATCTTGCAAATCCGCTGCATACTGAGCTTGCATTAGTGAAAGTAACGCTTGACGGACATCTTGCCCACGAGTACGAGCGGTATAAAATGTATTGCTGTTCTCGATCCATGTATCCAAGTAAACCGGGACAAGAGAGAAAGGTACTGTGTCTTCTTCTTTGATATCCGTGCCTGTATCTTCAGTGTTAATACCTAGATGTTTTTTCAATGTACGCTTTTTAACACCTAATTTATCCAAAGATCCTGTCCCTGATTTGGCAAAATGGACAAATATTTTCCCGATAGTTCCTGCAGTTGCAACTGCATCTAAGAAGAATGCTCGAGCATTGTCTTCACGTAAGGTAACATTGTTACCAGCTTTCAAGATTGCGTTCATTTGTTTGATCAATGTTTCATTCGATAAAACGTTTGTCATTTGTGTTTCCCCCTTTATTCAGAAATTGGGAAAGCAGCGTCCACATAAGATGGTACAACCGATTTCTCAACTTTTTCTGTGTAATTTTGTTCAGCATTGTTGCTGATTCGAGATTTTTCGAGATTCTCGATCTTCTCATTCAAAGGTGCTACGGCTTCTGATACAGCCTTAGCAATAGCATCAGCATCTAACTCAACACTAGCTTCCGAATTAACTGTTTCTGGTTTTTCATCTGATTTATCGCCTTTTTCCAAAGCTGATAAACGATCGTTTACTGGTTTGAGCGCTTCGCCGAGCGCTTTTTTTAACTGTTCTTCCGTCATTTCCTCATCCTCCTCGGATTTATTTGTACTAAAAAAGGACTTAACCGATTCGATTAGTCCTTGTTTGGTAACTGATTTAGTTGTATTTATTGTGCCGATCAGCGTTGATAACTCGTTAATTTCAGATTGAATACTAGCTATCTTGTCAGCATCGTTTGCTGTGTAATTATCTAAAATAGACCATGAAGCAGATCGAAAAGCATCTAAAGCTGCATTAATATCCCGATAAGTCTTGCTGTTGTTAAAATTATCAGCTGTTTGCTTTTTGACATCCTCCACTTGAGCGGTTCCTGCTAAAGAGTAGCCTGTGAAATCCCCTTTCTGGATTGACTCCCACATTTCGTCAGTAGCTTTAGTGACAAGCACCCAAGTTCCTTTGGTGATTGTGGTTTCGCCGATAGTCATATCAACAGGGGCAACATAACTCTCTACTACTTTTCCAGCATTTGTGGTGAAATCGTGCTGTTTGTCAATTTGTTGATAATCCGCCATGAATCCATGTGCAGCCTTCTCGATTGTTTCAGCATCCATGAAATCCCCATGAACGTCTTCAACATCAGGCTCATAAACAACACCATATACAAGCTTCTGTGGATCATTCGATTTAGTAACCAACTTAACTTCGGTTTCAAAATTAGGTTTGAGATCTTCAGCAGATTTAGTAAGAAAGAATGATTTCTTATTGGCTGCCTTATCTACATATGAAACATGTGTTACAAGAACGTTTTCTAGTTTTCGCATTTTCTCACCACCTTTCTAATTATTTTTTTATTTCTGGCACCACAAAACAGTGACAATGAATCGACTCTTTAGCAGATAACATAGGGTCACGAGGATAACGGCAGCTTTCGCCATTGACGATGAAATACTCGCCTTTAGCGATTGTTTGACCGTCCATCGCTTCGTGTCCCTTTCTCGGTTCTTTGATGCCATGAGTATGGCGCCAGGTCATGCCAATAACAGCATCGTTTTGCATTAATGCTTCATACTGGCTGCCAGAGTACATCCTTAATCCCTCAGTGATCGCAGTTGTTCTGGCACGATTGCGAGAGAATTCAGGGAGTGAAGACAGCTTACTTTCTAACCATCGGATGCCTTTACCTTCATCAAAAGATTCTTGAATCACTCCTACAAGAGCGTTCTCTGTAGAAACGTTCATTAGTTTTGGCAGCTTCCTAAGCCATTTTTCGATGTCTCGGTAGTGTTTAGTCTGATAATCAAAATCCTCAGATCCGTCATACTTGGCATTAAATTCATCAAACAACCCAAAGAAAGCTTTTCTCAGTTCTGGGATAACACTTTCTTCCATGTTTGATTTGAATGATCGTCCACGGAGCATAACTTTTATAGATAACTTGGTAGGTTTCTTTTTCCGATTCTCTACGAATTTTTTAACCTTTTCCCATACTTCCTCGTAATCAATTTGCAAGGTCTCATCCATCTTATCCTCTGAATTTAAGATGAACGTAAGCAATATTGGGACAAATAAAAAGCCTGCTTTTTCTAGAAGCTTAGCCAGTTCATCATCCTCTTCTTTTTTTAACTGTAAAGCGGCTTTAATTAACTCTTCATCATTCATCAGACTTCACACTCCGGATCATACGCCGAATACTTGCTGCAACTTCACTTACTTCTCCTTCACCATATGCCTTAGCTACGTCCAAATCACCAAGATTAAACGCTGATGACGATGATTGTCTGTTAAGTGGATAATTGTACTCTTCTCCATCAAAAGCTTCTAGCGGCTTATTGAGGGCTTTTGAAAGAATATCCCTCAAATCATTTGGAGCGACTGCATTTGCTTGGATAGCTGGTGTGAGAATCGCTTTAACATCCTCCATATTTACAAGATTGGATGATTTCAGAAATACTTCTACATACTTGAATTCATATTCCCTAAAAAGCGAATTAATACGCCAATCGTAAGATTCTCGCATGGGCTGGAACACTTGCTCTTCCGTCAGTTCTTTAGCAGTCTCAGCAGTAGCTCTTGTATAGTCGCTTGATCTTGCTACATAAATTGGGGGCAAACGGAATGCTCCAAGGACTGATTCAATGACGTTCTCATCATACTCAAGAAATAGAGCATCTTTTTGTAAGATGTCAGCTAGTTTCTCAATGTTAATGGCTGGCTTGAATTTATCTTCCCCATATCCTAAACCTTCTTCTGCAGGACTTACTTTTTCAGCTTCTAGCAATAAAAACTTATGCTGATTTTCTTCCCCACCAATTGCATTAGCATATGCCTGTAATGTGGCTTCGGATTGTTCAGTCAGCTGCGCATTCTCTAGCGTGATGGCAAGAGGAATATGTCTTCCCTGAGTAAAATATCGATAGTTCAATTCGTCGGCCTTGCGATTTCCAAGTATTTTAATCAATGGACCTACCCAGCGAGGCTTGCCATAAGGATCTTGAAAATCACCATTTTTAAGGTGAATGATTTCAGTAGCTGTGCCTTGCCCCTCAGAACCCACGCTTCCATTTGAATTCAACGGAGTAGGGTCCCCATAGGTTTTATACCATGTTCCAGATTCTTTAACAGAATCATCCATAGAATCACGAAAAACAAAATAGCGGACCTTAATCTCTGATCCGTCCGCATTTATAACTCTATTTAGTTTGGTAACAGTCATGTACTCAGGCTTTACAGAATCAATTCCTACAACATCACCTTTAAGATTACGAATAACTTCAATATAGCCATTCCCGCATTCTTCAACATGTCGAATGACCTCCTCAATAACTTCTTTTGGCGGACGTTCAAAGGATAATTCTTTGAGTAGGGTATCCAATTGATTCCATTCTGCCTTCATTTCTGCTGTTTCTTCGGTGTCGTCAACCTTGTAACGTATACCAAAACCGAATCCAGCCACGTTCGTTACGTATGCTTCAATTGATTGGTTCAGAATGTCAGATATATCGGTGATTGATCGTAAAGTAGCAATATCATATGGTGGAGATAATTGGGTCAAATCTCTTCTTTGATCAAAACCACCTGCAGACTTAAACTTTAGAGTTCTTTTCTTCTCAATGCTCACGTTCTTTTTGATATATTCTTTAGGAACAGATCCTGACGATCCGCCACTAATAATTTTTGATGTCAAGAAACCACCTCCTAAAATGCTGTTTTTCTATTTGTGCGTCTTTTCTTGGCTTGCTGACCTTTACGTCTTTCCAGCTCAATAGAGTATCGTAACATCGCCATTGCATCATCAAAGAAATTCACCGGATCGTCCGTAAAAGTATTTGATTTCTCGTCCTTTCTCCACTTCCATTGTTGTATTTCTTTGATTGTATTTGTACAACTTGGATGGATATGGATGCGCATCTGCTTCAAATAATCGATCTGTGCTGACACACTTCCGGGTTCTTTTACAACAGGTTCAGCATGATAGCCAGCTTTGCGCCACATTTTAATTCGATCCGGTTCGGCAGAATCACACCACATAACCAGCTTTTTATTGATTCTTTTTTCATTAGCGATTGCAATAAGCTCACTCGTATCTTTTTCGAACTCATAGATTTCACGGCACAAAAAAAGCTCGCCATCTTTAAATCCAATTTCACCAATAGCATTGGCATGATTGAATCCGAAGTCTTGAGCGTTAACCATGTAGTCAAAACGTTCTGGGTCTGTGTTAAAGTTTTCTACAATATAATTAGTAAGGATAAGTCCACCAGACTCACCCCATTCGCCGAGTCCATAGATTTGATATCCATCAGGATCACGCTCTTTTCGCATCATCATCCGCCGGTGATAGGCTTCATCAATGAATCGATTCTGTAGATATGTTGATTGATGAGTAAAAATGTCTGGATGCGTTACATCAAAGTACTTTGACTTGATCCAGTGAGTAGCTGATACCGGGTTAAAAGTAAATGTCATTTGATAGTAAAGATATGGGTTAAAATCCAAA